ATGTCAAACGTGTTTTCTTTTACGACAGATACGGCAACGCTAGCTATTTTTGATTTACAAGCGATCCAGCATCGAAAATCAGATACTGCAGATTGGTGGAGTATATTGGATGATGAGATAGGTGAAATGAATAAAGGCAATATTGCCTTTATTGGTCTAGGTTGTGATGGTTTCTACACAATCAATTTATGCGACAACATTGAAGAAGCGGATGTGAAGATAAATATAAGTTGTCCTTCAGGGCGCTTATTTATAGGGGCAGGAGAAGACACAACGGGCGGTGATTTAGAGCCAGATGCTCCTGAATATCGTTCTGGTGAGGTTATTTTTTTACCAACAGGTAATTATGAGATTTCGGTAAAAAAGAAAGATGATAATTTATTAATTGCTTTTAATAAAAGTAAAATAGGTATTAATTTATTTAAGAGCACACTTCGTATCTAATCGATAGCGTTAATGACTATTAATGAATGACAGGTTAGATGAATATTTTATATTCTTATTCTGTGTTTTTTAAACAACTGTGCGAATTATAAGCAAAGTTGTAATTAGATATCATTGTAATTCTAATGCAAAAAGTAAAACTAAAAAAATAGCCATTTTGTCGCCACTTTCTTCCAGATACAAAAAAGCCACTTATCTCTAAGTGGCGTAAATGTCTGATTTATCAGCTTAAAATTGGTGGGTTGTGGGAGGCTCGAACTCCCGACCAATTGATTAAGAGTAGTATTCATACCACTTTAAAATCAATAAGTTATAAGTTTTTCAATAAGTTAGAAAACGATAAGCTATGACTATTCATGGTTGTTCTGGTTTTCTGTCGCCACTTTGTCGCCAATATATGGGTCATCTAATAAATAAAAATTAGGTAATAATTCAGCTATTTTTTTGTCAGGAAAGATAATTAGAAATATTTTTTCTAAAACTAAACGGATCTCTTCTTTATTTGGTAATAATTCTAAACAAATTTTAATGTAGCTATTAATTTCATTCCTATTGTAATAATGATCAGGATATTTAACTAGCACTTTATTAAAGTCAATTATTTCATCTTCAAATAAAAAATCTTTACTTATTTGGATTCCTAATGGTATTAATACTTTTTTAAAGTTTTCAATGTATTTTCTTAGATATGTGCTATCGTTAATTGTTAATAAATCCCTTATATCCTCATTTTCTATATCTTCTATATCTTCTATTTCATTGAATTTAGCTAAGACTAACCTATAATAAGTAATTGTTTTTATAATGTTTTTATCTATATCAGAGATAACTTTTGAGTTTTTTTTAAAATTATATTCTTTTTCTTCTTTATTTAAATTATTGTAAATTAAATAGGGATTATATTTTTCAAATAATTTGTTATCATTAAGTGCATTAAGTTGTTCTATAATATTTTTCTTAATTAGAAAATAAATATCAACTTTATTTTTTTTCTCAGTGACTTCTATTTGTTTAGCTGTTTGAATTGAACGATGTGCACTAACAACAAAAGCACCCAATATTGGTGATAAAGTTAAAATACCTAGTGAAAACTTATGCATATTTAAAAAGTTATTAAATCCATCAATATTAATGTTGGGTGGATAACCAAATCCTAATGTTAACATAAAATACAGGCTAGAGAATAAAGGAAATAAAATGGCAAGCCAGAAAAGCCGTTGTTTATGTAGACTTTCTTCATTTAGTGCGAATTTATTTTTACGATTCCATATCCATACACCGATAAATAAAATGGCTATAAAATAAATAATTAATATCATATTTTCAACTTCACCAAAGGATTAAACATCAGCGCATCATTTAAATGCTCTGGGGCGAAATGCGAATATCGCATAGTCATTTTAATATCGGTATGACCTAATATCCGCTGTAAAACTAAAATATTACCGCCTGACATCATAAAGTGTGAGGCAAAAGTATGTCGTAAAACATGAGATGATTGCCTATGGGGTAATTCAATATTGGCGCGTTTTATTGCTGAACGAAAAGCAGAATAGCAGGGCGTAAATAATTGACCTCTACGTTTCGGAATTTCATTAAACAACTCTTCTGATATGGGTACTGTTCTATTACGTTTTCCTTTTGTTTTGGTAAATGTAATTTTGTAAGGAGTAACTTGTGAACTGGTTAATCCTTCAGCTTCTGACCAACGCGCTCCAGTAGAAAGTGCGATTTTGACAATAATAGATAAATCTTTCGCTTTGCTTTTATCGCATTCTTCTAGCAGTTGGATAATCTGTTCATCAGAAAGAAATGCCATTTCTGATTCATCAGTACGAAATGAGCGAACATTCTTTAATGGGTTATCATCTTTCCACTCACCCAATCGATGCAACTCATTAAACATAGCGCGAAAATAAGCTAGTTCAAGGTTTGTTGTTCGTGGAGCAACAGACTTGATCCTATCGGCACGAGTGATTTTTCCACTTAAGCGCTTTTCACGATAAACAGAAAATAACTTAGCATTAAACTCTTTTGCTAAAGGTTCACCCATTGCTTGGCAACCGAATAACATCATTTGTTTTCGGCTTTCACCATCAGCTAATGTAATACCATGAGCACGAAACCAGATTTCAACCAACTCAGATAATAAACGTTTATCTTCTTTTTCGCCTAGCCACGGCTTATCTTCTGTTTGTTCAAGAATATAACGTTCAAATGAAATGGCTTCGCCTTTTGTGGTGAATACTTTTCTAATACGCTTGCCTGTTCTACCGTTAGGGTAGCTCTCAACTTGCCAACGACCATCAGGTTGTTTATTTATTGCCATGACTACTAAATTTTTCCACAGTCTTTCACTAATTGTTGGTACATTGAATTGTATAATTCTTGCGCTTCTTTGAGCTTATCTTTATTAGATTTGTCTTCTAAATATAAATCCATTCCCTTTGCAATATTATTGGCTTGGATAATAGAGGTAATGCCTAAAAATATTGGATTATTACTATCTACTTTTTTTGTATATGAATCATACCTATCTTTAATAGCGCCAATTTTTTTAGGGTAGTAATTTTTATACCATGTATGATAGTAATTATATTCAGCTGGTTTCCCATCACTATTCATACCAAAAAGAAAAGTATCACTAATTATAGAACCAGAATCTCTAAAAGCTTCTTTTGCAATATCACAGTTAGTCATTTTTGCAGATACATTTAGAGATAATAACAATCCGATTGTTAATACTAGATATTTCATCATTAATTCCTTTCTTACTGATTTTCAATAATAGTAATTACTCGACCGTGAATTTTTATATCAGAAATTTCACAATCAAAAGCCATTCCAATACCTGAAACTCTAACGCGTTGCATAGGCATTCTAGTCAGTTCTCTAATACTATTTTTTCCATCAATTTCGATGAGCCATTTTCCATCGAAAACATCGTTATACTTTTTATCAATAATGAAGTAACTATTTCCATCTTGGATAGATATTGGCTCTGATGGCAAAGGGGATTGATTGGGGAAAATCACTTTATCAAACATGATATGGTCTGAGGGTATGAGTTGTCCGTTTTTTAGTTGAAAGTTAGGAATTTTTAAGTTGTCTAGTTTTTCATAATCGAAAGGTTTTCCATTACCTGTCGCTAACCATTCAAGGCTGACGCCTGTTTCAGCAACACATCTGACAGCTAAATCAGCTGGAAAAATATCCCTCTTATATCTTCCTGCTAAACTGCTAGATGCCATTTCTAGGTGTTGAGCTAGCATTATTTTAGAGCTGAACCCATAAGCTTCTATTATGCGATCCAATATTGGAGCGCTATCCCCAACCATTTCTAGGTGAAATTTTCCCATGTATATATCATCCTTATCGTAAAAAACTACAAAATAATTTTGACATGTAGCTAAATACGAAATAGACTGCCCTTAGTTTGTAGTTAAAAGCGATTATTATCGAGTAGCATCGAATAAAACCTAATAGGGGATTTTGCCTTATGCGTCCTAACATTACAATCAACATAAACACGCCTTATCTTACAATTGATGCATTTAGCAAATGCACTGGATTGCCTAAATCAACCATTCGAGACATGATTTCTGATGGACGTTTGCCTGTACGTGCTAAATCAATTGATATGAAACGGGGAAAAGTATTAATCAATATGCTTGCTCTTTATACGGATGCCTCGGAAGGTTGCAATATTTCGCTTCAACCGAATTTGTAAACCAAGTCTTTCGTATATTGAGAATAAACACCATGTTTGATTATCAGGTTTCCAAACAAGCGCACTTTGATAATGCATGCCGTGCTTTCGCAAATACCCATAAAGGGGATCTTGTACAAATTGCTGAAAGCATCGGCATGAACGCCCAAATGTTGCGTAACAAGTTAAACCCTGAACAACCGCACCAATTAACGTGCATTGATTTAATGAAGCTGACTGATGCAACCGAAGATGCATCCATTCTTGATGGAGTGTTAGAACAGATGCAATGTCAGCCGTCAGTGCCAGTTAATGAAATGAGTGATTCTAATGTGCCCGCTTATTTATTAACGGCAGTCGGTGAGGTTGGAAAGTTAGCAACAAATACAGTATCGGGCGGTAATTTAAATAATGCGCGAGTCGCTGATTTTAAACGCTCTGTTAATACAGCAATTCGTTGTTTAACGTTGGCAGGAATAACACTATCAGCAAGATTACATACTAATCCAGCGTTTGTCTGTGCAGTGGATGCAGTCACTAATCTTAGCCCATCAATGATGTGAGGTTTTAAAATGAAATTAAATTCATTACAGCTTCAACAGCACAAATATAAATTATCCAGTGATTCATTTAAAAATGAAAATAACAATTCTATTTATATTGTTAGTTTTATTTTATTTATAGGTTATTTATTAATATCAGCTTTAAGTTAGAGGTATTTATGTCTAAAGAAAATATGTTTGATGAAATTTTCCCAGGTGCAAAAGAGAAACAAATAGAGCGAGCTGAAAATTTAAACAAAGTTGCGCTTGGTAAATTAACTGAAGAAAATCAGTTTACGGTTTCTTTAGAAAAAGAAAATTGCATAACGAAAGGTTTAAAAGAATTACAAGCTAGAAAACAAATGTTACGAGAACAATTAATAGATGCAGTTAACAATGCACAAAATAATGGTTTATGTGTAGACCTTATTCATGATGAATTAAAATCTTTTGCACATGAATTTATTATTGTCTGCGAAAATTTAGAAATTGATTGTGACGAAATACCATTTTAAACGAGGTTATTATGTATCAGAATCAAGTTGAAAACGAACAACGTGCTTTTCATATTCCAGTTGCTCAACGTGTCGATGGATTAAATCATACCGCTAAATTACGTTCTCGTCATTTTGGTTTACAAAATGAAGAATTAAAACGCTTCTTTTTTGATATGCGCGATAGATTTGATGACTGCTACCAAGAAAATAAAAAATTCTTAGGTGTCATTTTATATATGGCAGGCATTCCAAAAGAAAGACATGATTTAAAATTTGAAGATTTTAAAGCATCGGAAATATTCGACATTATTAAAGCCATTAATCATATCAAAGCCGTTACGGCATTATTACCTAAACAATTAGCATTACCGCAATAATTAATTAAACCCAAAGTAAAAATAAATGACCTTAATCGGTTAGGGCTTTTTGCAACCTAAATAAAGGAAATTAACTATGAATACATCAATACCAACTCCCATTTTTATGCCTGCGCAAATTGCTAATAACGAACACGCTATTGTTTTAGATTCTACATTAGCGTTAGCACGTAATGAGCAAAAGCAAGCCTGTGCTGATAAATACGCATCCCGTATTCGTAAGCTGTCTAGCCTTATCATTCAAAACAAAATGGATTACGCCGACGTTGCTGAACTGTTGGAAAGTGAAGCGTCAGAGTTAGAACGTCAAGCGCAAGAGTTAGTTAGTGAGAACTTTTCATGAAAAAAGGCGATACAGAAGATCACTGTATCGCTTGCAGTTATTTTGCCGGTTCGTTTCTAGGGATATCTGAGAGTGAAAATTTTCTTTTTAGTAAATCAACCTTGTCAGGGATTGTTGAGAACACGGCATCATAACCCCGAAAAGTAGCATCATCTGCAATCATATTGACTAAGTTAAGAGATTTTAGAAATTCACATATAGAAACGTAATCACCAAGTCCTGAACCCTTAATGCAACGATAAATGTAACCACCATGATAGAGCGCGACGGGGTAAGACATTGATGAACAACTGTTTCTACTTTGTTTATTTAGCCATTCGGTAATTTTTTCATCGTAGTCTGGACGGGGGCAATCACGTGTATATCGATGTTCCATTTCAAATCCTTATATTGAGATATTAAAAATGACTATTTCAGCATCATCAAAATTTCATAATATAAGAGTATCACCATGGGATAAACCCTCAAAACCTATTGAACGCCCATTTGAAACCTACGAGCAAATCCATCAAAAGGAACGTGAGCATAAGGCGTTTCATGATGCGGAAGCCTTATTATCTAAACAACCTAAATTAGTACAAATCGTTGTTAACAAGCGATATAGCGATTTAGATAAAGAACAAGGTCGCAAACGCGCTAATGCATATCTTGCGAAAACTTTTGTTGAAAGAACCTACCCAAGAATAAAAATGATCACTGACCGTTATGCTTTGCCTGCAATGACGGTAGAAAACTGTAATTTCTTCAACCGTTTTAATCACCTGCCTGATATGTCAAAAAAAGATATCGAAAATCTTGCATGGGATATCGCTAACTTAATGAATGAACAGCTTATGTTAGTAGGTAAAGAAAATATCATTGATAGTGAATTGAAATTAACCTACAAACTTTTTTTACATGCTTCAAAAATAACCGCAGGTTTTAAACAAGATGTGCCTAGATGGGCAAAATTAACCACACGCTATTTTAATCAGAAAGATGCTGATTCGGCTATTTCTCGCATGATGTCAGATAAATGGTGGCTTAACCGTTTACGCAAATATGCTTCTCAATGGCGTGAGCATTTAAGCATTGCAATCAATTTGGTCAGCAAGAAAGCCAATATCTATGCGAGTAAAACCGCCATCAACGAATGGAAAGAGCAAAAAAATCGGACACGTGAGTTTTTAAAGTCCATGGAGCTGGAAGACGAGGAAGGGAATCGCGTCAGCTTGATTGATAAATATTATGGCAGTGTGGCCAACCCTGCGATTAAGCGCACTGAAATGATGGTGCGTATTCGTGGTTTTGAAGATATCTGTAATGAATTAGGTTATGTCGGTGAGTTTTACACATTAACCGCCCCGTCTAAATATCATGCGACAACAAAACACGGTTATCGTAACCGTAAATGGAATGGTTGCAGTCCTGCTGACACACAAAAATACCTTTGTAAGCTATGGAGTAAAATAAGAGCAAAATTACACCGTAAAGATTTGCGTGTCTTTGGGATGCGCGTTGCTGAACCGCATCATGATGGTACACCTCATTGGCACATGCTGTTATTTATGTTGCCGTCTCAACTTGAAGAAATCCGCTCAATTATTAAAGCCTATACCGTAGCAGAAGATAATCACGAATTAATTACTGACAAAGCGCGTAAAGCGCGTTTTTACGTTGAAGAAATCGATCCCGAAAAAGGGTCAGCAACGGGTTATGTGGCGAAATACATTTCAAAAAATGTCGATGGTTACGCTCTCGATGGTGAAGTCGATGATGAAAGCGGTAGACCAATGAAGGAAGCCGCAATGGCGGCAGCGACATGGGCAGGACGTTGGAATATCCGCCAATTTCAATTTATCGGTGGTGCGCCTGTGACCGTTTACCGTGAATTGCGCCGAATGGCTGATCACGATAGAGCGATGGGCTTAGATGTTGAGTTCGCCCTTGTTCACGATTGTGCTGACGGTGGAAATTGGGCGGGTTATATCAATGCTCAAGGTGGCCCGTTTGTGAAACGTGAAAACCTTATCGCGCGTCTTTGGTATCAGGGATCGGAAGACACCAACGAATACGGTGAAGAAGTGATCCGTGTAAAAGGGGTTTTTTCTACGTTAGTCGGCATAGACACACCCATTTTAACCCGTTTGAAACAATGGAAGATTGTGAAGAAGTTAGACGACGCGCATGCGGAGTCTGCTTTTAGTGGCGCGAACGCGTCACCTAGGAGTTCTGTCAATAACTGTACGGGGAAAACCCGAACGATTAACGATGAAGAAAAGGTGGTAACGGAAATTTTAGATAATTTCAGGTCAATCGGGCATGAAATCACCTTTGATGATGCCCAAAAAATGAGAAATGGGGCGGGAATAGTCATTGATGATAAGGCGTTTAGAAGTTTTGACGACGGTTCTTTGATAAGAACGGGCACGACACAGCTGAAATACCGTCAATTTAATGAACGAAAAGACCGTATTTTTAATAAAGTAAATAAGTTGAGAGGAATGAATGTATAAATACTTAGTTTTATTTTATTTATTGATATCAATAGTTCTTTTTATACACAGAACGATGAAGTCTAAAAAAAGCTATCATGACAAATACAGCCTAGGTGAAGCGATAGATTACTCAATGCTATGGCCATTTTATATTTTGATTGCATCCTATTTTTTTCTTGCAGAGAAATATCGCAAATTTATTGGTATGAGCGAGGAGAGATAATCTATGAGTATGCAAAAAATAAAACTGACGTTAGATTTATTGGCTCGCCTGTGTTTTAAGCAAGTCAGTGTTTTGTCCGAAAGGGCAAGTTTCTCTCATGCGGAGTATTTTTCTTTAGAATCAGTTTTGAACGCATTACTAACAGGAAAAAATAAATTCTTCATTGGTGATGAATGCGAGGTTAATCATATTTTAGATTGTTTTTGCGATCACCTTGGTATTGAAAATACAGGTGTTAGGCGATTTGTCTTGAAAGGTGCAAAATTTTATTTTGTTAGTCATGACGATTTTAAAAAGCCATTATTTGGCGGTCTGGCGGGGGATGTTTATTATGCAATACCTCAACAACCAAGTGATATCGAAGCCTATTTAATTGATTCATTATCATGCCATACCCGATATTACGTGACGAAATATCAAGGTTCACACAATAAGTAATTATATCTCACATTATTATCACTTAGGGGTTCACAAAAATCACAAAGCTATTATACTGTTTATTCATACAGTGTTCTTTAAGGGTATGATAATGACAGATAATATAAAAAGCATGGAAGCACTTGAAAGAATAGCTCTTATCGCAAAAGTAGGCAGTTTTGATTCTTTCACATCACAGGAAAAAGATATTGTTTTATCATTAATATTTGAGTTAGCCGACAATGCCAGAGTGGACTTATTGGAAAAAAATAAGCCACAAAATGTGGCTCAATAATTTAAGCAATGGGCGCTTTGAGTAAATCAAGCGCCATTTGTTTATTATCTGGTAGCAGTTTATCAATCATTTTATTCACGTCTTTGGCGCTAGGACTTAGTGTGTGACTAAAAGTGACGTTTAAAACGAAAGTCATTCCGCATTCTAAGTCTGTGCATTGACAATAAAGGTCAGCAAATTGGCGATGTTTTCGATTTGTTGTTCTTATGATTGCCTTTTCACCGCACGCGGGGCAGAGGACTTTCATCACTTTCATATTACGAACTCCAAAATAATAGAACTTACGTAATTTTACCTTTTTTTGCCTCATTCTGCACCCAAACTGTCGTTATCTTTCTTAAAATTGATATGCAAATGTGACGGTATTTCAGGGTCACTATTGACGGCATTCTCAAACATGCGTTGCACAGGGATAACTTCATCTTGTCGATAGGCTTCACGGGCTTTGATTGGGTCACCTAAACCGCCAACGTTACCAGGAATAATCCCCGCTAAACCTGCGGGAAAGCGGTGTGCGGTTAAAATATCTTGAGCACTGATATTTTTAACATTATTAAATTCATCATTAGCCGAAATATCCCCAATAGGCATAAATTTAATCCCTTCGGGATCACCATTGGGAATATGTACAAACATTGTGGAAAAGTTACCAATGCCTTTGCTTTGTTCTAAGTTTTGGATAATTTCTTTTTCGACTTCATCGGTCAGTGATGGGTCATTACAATAAAGAACCCCACCCGTATGGGCACCGTTGTGATAATAGCGACGACGAAATATGGTGGCTTCACTGTTAAGTAAAGAAGCATGAATACCGCCGATATAATCGGGAATACCATAAACCTGTTGTTGTGGGTCATATTGTTTAATAAAAATGACATCTTCAGGGGGATAAATTAACGGTTCACCTTCTTGTAAAATAACAAAACAATCATCTTTACGGCGTCGCATAAATAAAGAGGGTAATACGCATAATTCAACTACTTCCCCCCAGTAATTCCGTACTTTTAAAATGGCCGTATCACCGAAAATCAAGTAATTCATAATCGATGCTTTTAAATCTTCATGGGTTAATCCGCCATCAATAAAATCTGCCAATATCATATTTTGGCGAGCATAGAGAACACCACCATGTTGCGCGTTGAGATTAACTAACTGTGCTAGAGCAATACGTTCAATGGGTAAGATATAATGGTCATAATCATTGTCGTACCAGATATTTTGATATTGGGTTTGTGTCGTCAAAATAGGTTCAGGTTTACCCAATGTAATAATGCTCATTTTTTTTCGATTGGTAGAAACTGGCTCAATCTTCCTTGATTTTTTCTTTCCCATTTAAGTAACCTTTTTCTTGATGAAATATTTGGATTTATTTTGTTTGTCAGTATTCAATGGCTCGTTAATGGCCGCATGAGCAATTGCCCAGAAAATATCAGCATGACCTGTTTCGATACTACGGTCAGCGACAAATGTCATTGAGCCACCTTTACTGGTAGTATCTCTGCGAATACCGAGAAAACTGGCGGTGATTTCTTTTTGTTCTTTATCCCACTCGATACGTTTTTCATCGACTAAATCAATCATTTTAAGAACTAATTGAATTTTCATGCTGTTACTGTAAGTGATCCTCATGGTCTCTCTCGGTGCAAAATCTGACACCATTTCATGCACACCACTACCCAACCCTGAATCATCAATCCCTATGTGGGTAAAGTTATAACGCTTATATAATTCTTTGATGTCATGATTCTGGCGCTTCCATGCCATATCATGCCAATAATGAACGGCTAGAACACGGAAACGCTCCTCTGGTGAAGTGGGCGGGGCTAAAATAACAAAAACGGAGGTATCGCCAGAACGGGCAGGATCATAACCGCCCCAAACCTCACGATTGCCAAAAGGGCGGGATGCTTTCGGGTTATGGTCTTCCCACAGCGCGACATCAACCCAACACTTTTCTAAATCCCCATATTTAAAGACGGATGCGCCACTATCCACAAAGACACACATATACAGCATATTGAACGTATCTTTGTTATAACGATTGCGAAGTTTTTCGATTGATGCCAGATTAAAACCGCCTTTAATCGCATCTTCCAGCGTAATGACATAACGCCATTGACCATCAGGACAATCTCGTCCGCCGTCCTGCATCTCTTCAAGTTTAGGAAATTTAACGTTCTTACGTTCTTTTTCATTTCCACGCCATTCGTCACCCGTCCAAAACGGATATGCGGGATGCGTTTTTGAGCTAGGCGTAGAAAAATAGGTTGTGCGCCATTTATCGTGGGTTGCCATTGCAGAAGCAACTTCATTTAAATGTTTAAAGTTCGGTACCCAAAAATATTCGTCACAATAAAGATGACCTGAATAGCTTTGTGCGGTGTTTTTATTGGTGGATAAAAAGCGAAGTTCTGCGCCATTGCTTAAACGAATCGGGTTACCCGTTAATGTGACCCCGAAAAATTGATCTGCAATATTGACAATATACGAGCGGAAAACCTCGGCTTGCGGTTTTGATGCCGATAAAAAGATTTGTGGGTCGCCCGTGAGTACCGCATTTTCCAGTGCTTCAAACGCAAAATACCAAGTCGCCCCAATTTGGCGTGACTTTAAAATATTACGAATGGATTTTTTAATGTTATTGCGTAAATGTTTTTGATAGCCAAAAAGCATTTTGTCAGCGAATTGCTGAAATTGTTCTTCTGTTAATTCAGAAATATCATTCTTACGATAGCGTTTTTTCTTCCTTGGTTCACCATCGTCAGACTCATTATCATTTGAGTAACCAGATTGCTGTACTTTTGCCTGCGCCAGCTTCTCTGCGTGTTTATTCTGTTGCGCCATCAATTTGATATGATGGTTAATTAAACGGTCTAACTCCTCTTGTTCAAAAACAGTTTTATTGTTTCGCTCACTGAGCAAAATAATGCGTCGATTAATCGCATCTAAAACCGATTCATGACTGAGTAAATCCTGCCAATTCCCTTTTTCAGCCCAATAGTAAACGATTCGCCTATTCGGCAAATTAAGTTCTGTTGCAATTTCTGCAGGAGTATAGCGTCGCAAATACAGCGATTTCGCTACTCCTATTAATTCATCTGAATATCGTGAGTTCGCCATAATGTAAAACATTATGCCGAGTCACAGCCTATCTGGCGTTGCCACAAATTTGGTTATACGGCATATCCAAATTTAACCATTCGCCCACCTGATGGAATTTCGCAATACTGTTACCTCAAACGGAATTATCGAAAGTACCCACGGAAAGGGGGGATTATGTAAACAATGTCACAGTTAAGGACGACGTGGGTTTGCATAGCCACGGAAGGCGAAACCGTTGACGGTCGTGAAATTCTCCGCAATGAAATTATTGAAATGGCGGAAACCTACGATTATCAGCGTTATACCGCCATGATTTGGTATTTACATCCGCCAAATGGGAAACACGTCAGAGAGCCTGGCGAGAAACCTGTCGGAGAAGTTATCGAAGTTAAAGCGGAAGAAGACGACGCGGGCACATTACATCTTTATGCCATATTGCGTCCATTTATTCGCTTATTAGAAATGAACGCACAAGATTATGGGCTATTTCCTTCTGTGGAGATGAATTTAGATTTCCAAGGGCAAGGAATAACATATCTAGAGGGATTAGCGGTTGTTGATGACCCTGCTTGTGTTGGCACGACGCGTTTTAACTTTAGTCGGAAAAGAGATAAAGGGAATGGAAGTATGAAAGATAAATCATGGCATAAAATGTTTGGCATCGAAGAACCAGCACCGGAGCCAGAAAAAAAATCAGAAGAGCCTGCAAAACTTCAAGTATTAGCGGAAGTGTTAGCTGAGCTAGAAAGTAAATTTAGCACATTAAAAACGATGCTAACAGAAACTCAGCAAAGCGTTGAAGAAGTAAAAGAAGATGTTGAAACCGTCAAAGAAGTGGTTGATACAGAAGATTTTTCAAAATTGCGCGATAACTTACCAAATATTGTTAAAAACTTTAGCAAGTTAGACTCTATTTCAACAAGAAAACCTAGCGCTAATCCGACAGGAAATAAAAACAAACGTTTTGATTTTCTTTAATTCACTAGGATAGGAAAGGGATTTCTATGCAATTAAATCAACGGGCTAGACAGTATCTAAAAGCCTATGTTAATGGGTTAGCAGAAGCTTACGGGGTTGATGATACTTCTAAATATTTCTCGCTAACAGACCCAAAAGAAACGGCACTGCGTTCGGCATTAATGGAATCGGTTGACTTCCTAGGCATGATCACCTGCATGGACGTAGACCAGTTACAAGGCCAAGTCGTTTCTGTGGGTAATCCAGGTCTTTTTACAGGACGTAAAAAAGGCGGTCGTTTTTCTCGTGATACCAATGTGGATGGTAATACCTATCAATTGGTTGAAACCGATTCAGGTGCATCACTTACGTGGCATTTGCTGTCAGTTTGGGCAAATTCAGGCACAGAGAATGAATTTTTCCAACGTATGCAAGTATTTATCAATGAATGCTTTGCATTAGATATGTTACGTGTTGGGTTTAATGGGGAGCGTGTTGCTGATAGCACTGACCCTGATGCTAACCCAATGGGTGAAGACGTTAATATTGGTTGGCATGCAATCGCTAAAAAATGGGATGGTGGTAAGCAAGTTATTACCACACCAGTCAAACTGGACGATAAGGGTGATTTTCGTTCTTTAGATGCGATGGCATCAGACCTTATTAATACCTGTATTCCAGTTGAACACCGTACTGACCCGCGATTAGTTGTACTTGTCGGTGCTGATTTGGTTTCAGCAGAGCAATATCGCTTATATCAATCGGCTGACAGACCAACGGAAAAAATTGCCGCACAAATGTTGGGTAATACTATTGCAGGACGCAATGCCATTATTCCGCCATTTATGCCAGGTAAACGTATGACAGTCACTATGCTGTCGAATCTTCACATTTACACTCAACGTAATACGCGTCAGCGTAAAGCGGAGTTTGTAGAAGACCGTAAGGCTTATGAAAACAAATACCTGCGTAATGAAGGTTATGCGTTGGAATATCCAGAGCTTTATGCTTCTTATGATGAAAATGCGGTCACCATTGGTGAATTAACCGAACCTGCTGAAAAACTGGATAAAGAGTAATGTTATCACCCGCACAACGACACCGAATGGAAGTTGAAATGCAACAAAAACTTGAACAGCGACAGGCAGTTGCCATTGCTGACGGTGAAAGTATGCATCTTCAAGCGCGTGCCATTGAGCGGGATGTCAAACGACTGCGATCACTCAATCAAACATATGAACGTGTGGCAATGAAACGAGATGAATTATTGCCCATGTATCTACCGACAGCACAACGCTATTTAGATGAAGGCGAAGTGTATCAAAACCCGATTTTTGTGTATTGCGTCATTTGGCTATTTGATGTGGGGGAGTTCGATAAAGGACTGGACTGGGCGGATATCGCCATCGCGCAAGGACAGCGCACCCCTGACAATTTTAAAAGTGGTTTCCCTGCTTTTGTGGCTGACACTATCCTTGCATGGGCACAGTTAGAAGTGGAGGCAGGAAACCCCATTGAGCCTTATTTTTCAAGGACATTTAAGAATGTCACAGAAATTTGGCGAGTTCACGAAAAAATACAAGCGAAGTGGTTTAAATTCCACGCGTTAGAGTTATTAAAAGGCGATGTGGGCGATGCAAGAGCCAGCGCAATTGATTGTGTTGATACGTTGAATCAAGCCGATGCCTATCTTGCTAGAGCACATCAATTAAACCCAAAAAGTGGGGTTAAAACGCATCGTTTGCGTATCGCTTCACGATTACGGGCATTAGAGCAAGAGTAAAGACTACCGCAAGCCAAAACGGGCAGGGTGGAGGCAAAACAATTTATTGTTTATTGGTCGTGGAAACCTGTTCGCCCGTTTTTTTATTTAGAGGTCAGCATGTTAAATGGCGATGGCATTACCTATAAAAATGAAAAACTGACAAATGATGAATTTTGGCCTGATTTAAATTTAGGTGATTTTCAAAAGAGTCGCGCTATTCCCGCCAATATCGATGCCGATTTTATTGCTGATGCATTATTAACCACGGTCACAGAAATTAATTGTGAATTAAAAGATGTGAAAAGTTATTGGCTATCAAAGGGCGTTAATCAGGCAAAAGATGCCCCAGGCGCAAAAATAAAAGGCGTTAATGCTCTTTGTGCGCAGTATAAAAAAGCGGTGTATGCCAGGGCAAAAGCGGATTTATTGGGTGAATATTTGTCGATTGTCAATCGAGCGCCCAACCCACAGCAAGAAAGCGACGAATTACGGTCACGGTTATTAGCGGAATCAACTTTTGTTATTCGCAATATGAAACAGTTGCCTCGCGTTACGGTGAAAATGATATGACCCGATTACAAAAACTGACCGCGTTCTTACGTGCAAATTTGCCTGAATCTGTGTTTGCTACGGAATTTAGTAGCGAAATGGATGAAGTGGTCTTTTCAATGGCTCATGACGAACAAGGTGAAGATGAAGCAGGCAAAAAACAATATCAAATTCTTACGCAAGAATATGACGCTGTGATTGCTTGGGGGCGTTGGCCATATCGTGAAATCGATGTGCGCTATATCCCTGTATTGATTGAAGCTTGGCGCCAAGAGTTAGAAACGGATTTTACCGAACCTGATTTTGATGAAGAACCGCCGAAAATGGATGTCGATGTGATTGATGATTACATTGCCGTAGTTGTTGTCACCATTAAGTTAAGCGACGCCATTGTGTTAAAAGAAGATGAAAACGGCATTGTGCCATTTGACGATAAACGTTGGTCATTAGCTAACCCAGAAGTGTTATTTGCTGAAAATATTGATGTGATCCCCCGTGGTGTGAAATGAGCATTCAAGGGCAATTAAACGCAGAACAACTAAAGGCATTAAGAGCCAAATTAAAAGATTTGGAATTGCCCCAGAAAAAGCGTCAGCGATTACTTTGGCGGATTGCGAAATATGGTGTAATCGTCGCGTCAAAGCGCAATATCAGAAAACAGAGTAATCCCGATGGGGAAGCATGGCAGAGCAGGCACGGTAATTACAAAAAAAAGATGCTCCGCAATATGCCGAAAATGATGCATATCCGCGAAATGCCAGAAAAAGAGATGGTGCGCATTTATCTTAGTGGTGGCAATTATCGCAATGGCAGTAAACCCGTTGATGCGGGTGTCGTGGGATATAGTCAACAAAATGGCATGACAGCAAAAATCAGCCGTAAAAACGCACAAGACAGCAATATCTCGCAAGGGGCGCAAGATAAAAAAGCGACGCCCAAACAGGCTAAAAAATTACGCGCACTTGGTTATAAAGTGAAAAAAGGGAAACGTTGGAAAAAGCCTGCTTTAAAAGAAATTACGGAAAATATGCTTTTTTTCCAGGCAGGTGCATTAATTCGCAAATTAAGCGGTAAATCCCCACAAAGTTCGTGGGAAGTAGATATTCCATCACGGGTATTTCTCGGTATCAGTGATGAGGATTTTATTAAGTCACTGGAACGACAATTACAAAGCATCGGGTACGGTGTATAGAAAGGGAATTTCATTATGTGGCCAACAGTACAGGTTAATCAACATAACCAACTTCAAGGCGAAACAAAGGAAATTGAGCGCATTTTGCTGTTTATTGGTAAAGGAAAAACCAATGTCGGTAAAACTATTGCGATCAATACGCAAACCGATTTCGATGATGTGTTAGGAACGCCAGATAGCCCGTTAAAAAGTAACGTGTTATCGGCGATGCGTAACGCAGGTCAAAACTGGTCAGGCTATGTGCATGTATTAGCAGAGGATGCGGAAGAATTGGCATTTGTTGACGCGGTGATGGATGCACAAGCAGTTGCCAGTTGCGAAGGGTATGTATTAATTGATGATGCAACAAAAGCCGTTATTCAATCGGCTAAATCTTTACGCGCTGATTTAATCGCAAAACACGGGCGCTGGTTATTTGCCATTTTAGGTGTCAGTGCAACGCAAGACGATGAAGCGTGGTCGGGCTATGTTGAACGCTTGTCTGCTTTATCAAAAGGGGAAGCGGAATCCTCCATTCAATTGGTGCCGATGCTATGGGGCAATGAAGCGGGGGCATTAGCGGGTCGATTATGTAACCGTTCGGTGACGATTGCAGATAGCCCCGCACGCGTTAAAACGGGCGCATTAACCGATTTAGGTAGTGCGTATCTTCCATTAGACGGCACGGGGAAAAGCCTTGATTTGGCGACATCGCAAGCCTTGGAAAAACAGCGTTTTAGTGTGCCGATGTGGTATCCAGACTATGACGGCATTTATTGGTCTGATGGTCGTACCTTAGACGTTGAAGGCGGTGATTATCAGTCTATTGAGAATCTACGTGTCGTTGATAAAGTCGCGCGCACGGTACGTATTCGTGCGATTGCTAAAATTGCTGACCGCAGTTTAAACAGCACACCGTCCAGCATTGAAGCCCATCAAGCCTACTTTGCCAAAGTGCTACGTGAAATGTCACGCAGTACGCAAATTAACGGGGTAAGTTTCCCTGGTGAAGTAAAACCACCGAAAGAAGGCGATGTGGTTATTACATGGAAAAACAAAAATAACGTTGAAGTGTATATCACGGTGCGAACTTATGAATGCCCGAAAGGGATCACCATTGGCATTCTGTTAGACACGTCCTTGGAGAATGAATAATGAGCGGGAAACGGATTTCGGGGCAGTCGATTGATTTTAATATCGACGGTGATTTAGTGCATGTCGAGAAGGTCAGTCTATCGATTACAGACAATACAGGTGTTGCTCAAACCAATGGGGTGCCTGACGGTTATGTGAACGGGGATGTATCGGCAGAGGGTGAACTGGAATTATCCACCAAATATTTAAATGTGATTACAGCCAAAGCCCGTAGCGCAGGTTCTTGGCGTGCTATCCCCTTAGTCGATTTGATGTGGTACGCAAAAGCAGGGACGGAAGAACTTAAGGTTGAGTCTTTCGGCTGTAAATTAAACGTCACCGATATTTTAGACGTTGACCCCAAAGGCGGGGCAGTCATGACGCATAAAATTAAATTTATCGTCACTTCCCCCGATTTTGTGCGCATTAATGGCATTCCATATTTGGAATCAGAACTTACCGACAAACTGTAATAAAAGGACAGATGTTCATGGAAGAACATAACAAAACACTGATTTCTTTGATTATCTTGGGCGCTTTAATTGCGATTGGCAAAATGATGTCAGGCAGTGAACCCATTACGTTACGTCTCTTTATTGGTCGAGTCATTTTGGGTTCGGCAGTGTCATTAATGGCAGGGGGATTGTTGATTTGGATCCCAGGTCTTTCGCCACTGGCGATTACGGGGCTAGGTTCAGCGTTAGGTATTGCAGGCTTTCAGTTAGTGGAATTATGGCTGAAAAAACGAGGCAGTGACTTACTGACAGGGAAGTTGAAAAAATGACACGCGGAATTCGTAATAATAACCCAGGTAATATCCGGCATGGTGCTTCTAAATGGCGAGGAATGTCAACAGAGCAAAATGATACTCAATTTGTAACGTTTATCACGCCCGAATTTGGTATTAGAGCACTAATGAAGTTATTGCAGACTTACTCAAAATACAGGGGTAAGCAAAATGTAGGGTGTGGAAAAATAGATACCGTTGAAGAAATTATCGAACGTTGGGCACCTGCATCGGATAATAATCACACTGAAAACTATATTCAACGAGTGTGTAAAGAAACCGGATTTAATCGCCAAGCGTGCTTGAATCTATACGATAAAGAGACCGTTATTTCTTTAGCAAAAGCGATTGTGCAGGTTGAAAACGGTGAACAGCCTTATTCTGACAAAGTTTTTGAAACGGCGTTTAATCGGATATGAAACAAGTAACGGTGATCTTCTTTGCGTTTATTCTGACTTTTTCGGCGGGCTGGCTGGTTAAAGGTTGGCATCAAGACAGTCTTGAATTGGTCGCATTAAAAACGGCTAATGAAGTTAATAACGCCAGTTTAAAGGCTCAACAAGATTTAGCGAGTCAATCAGCAAGGACGTTAGAAAATAAATTGGAGGCACTCGCCAATGCGCAACCGCCTGAAATACGCACCGAAATTATTAAGCCTGTGTTCACTCACGTTTGTGTTAGTGATGATTTTGTCAGGATGTACAACGACGCCATTGAGCGCACCGAACGTGCCTTATCAGGAAAATCTACTGACAAAATGCACGACAACCTTACCGAAACTAAACGGTAATACAGGGGCAGATTTAGCCACTGCATTATTAAAATACCATGAGATTTACGGAAAATGTGCCGTTCGGCACAACCAATTAACGGACGAAATTCGTCAAAGGATGGAAAAATGAGTACCAAGAAAAACACAATTACCTTAGTCGTGATGGGTAAAGAACTGGTTTTTGAGCCGAATATGACGGCGTATAACGGCTGGTTAAATGAAATTTCAGCAACGGATAAAGTCGCGCCCACTGTCACTTATTTACGCCGAATTATTACCCCTGAAAGCAAAGAAGCCTTAACAGAGGTTTTGAATATCCCAGGTTCGGCGATGCAATTACTGGAAAAGGTGAATTCAGAATACGCACCTAAATTGGATATTGAACTAAAAAACTAACGGCGCGAGTCGAAGCGATTGAACGCAGTGCCCTCGGACAATATATGGCGTTACGACGGCACTATCTCCCTCATGAACAGGATGATATCGACAGCTTCGCATGCGCAATTTGGCTAGATAACCACTTCACAGAAAATCACCGCATTGCGGTCGCAAATGGCATTGCATTAGCTTTCAAGGGTGAATGATGAGTACATTAGATTTTACACTCAGCATGATTGATAAAGTCACTCAGCCCTTGAAGGCAGTGCAAGCAGGCGTGACTCAATTCGCTGAAACCTCACAAGAAGCATTTAAAAATATCGCGGTCGGTGGGGCTGGCTTGGCTGGCTCTGTCTTTGCGTTGAAAAACGTTTTAGACCCCGCGTTAGCTATTCAAGATGCACTCGACATGGCAAAAGTCACGGGTGTAGACGATGGCGCGATGAAAAAAATTACCAATGATGCGCTGACCTTTAGCGCACAATACGGTAAATCCGCCGTACAATTCGTTGAATCTTCTCTTTCTATCAGAAAGGCCATTAGTGGTATTTCTGATAATGAACTCCCGCAACTAACCAAAATCAGCAACATTACGGCATCAGCACTAAAAACCACTGCCGAAGAATCCAATGCCTATATGGGGAAAATGTTTTCCCAATTTCAAGGCTATGCTGATAGCGTGGGCAAAGTGACGTTCGCGGAAGAGCTGGCAGGCAAGGCCGTTATTATGTCGCAAACGTTCGGCACTTCTATGGCTGAAATCACTGATTTGATGGAAGGCGCACGCTCTGCGGGAACGCAGTTTGGTGTCGGTATTGATGAACAGTTAGCGGTGTTAGGCGAATTGCAACGCTCATTAGGTACGGAATCCAGTGGTGCATATGAGTCGTTTCTGTCAGGGGCAACGGACGGGGCGAAAAAACTCGGTCTATCATTTGTGAATGCGTCAGGGCAAATGCTGACCATGCCCGAAATGCTGGAGAAACTGCAGGGGAAATACGGCAAATCCATTGCAGGTAATTTAAAGGCTCAAAAAGAGATTGAGGATGCCTTTGGCGATTCGGCGATTGTCGTCAAATCGTTGTTTAATAACGTCGATGTGTTACGCAAAAACATCACGGCATTAGGCGGTGATGACGGCATGAAGCGCGCCACCGAAATGGCGAGTATGTTAGCCAATCCGTGGGAACGGTTATTGTCGATTTGGGAGTCGATACGCATTGCGGTCGGCATGACACTGTTGCCTGTGATTGTGCCCCTGATTAATAAAATTGCCGATATGGGGCAAATGCTCGTGCGTTGGTTGACGTTATTTCCCAATATCGCCCGCGCGATTGGTTATGTAGTGACGGGGTTTATTGCATTCACCGCAATGGGTGCGATGGCGAATATTGTGTTGGGTATCGGTCGGTTGCTGTGGGTGGGCATTTTGCCGTTATGGAAGTCGGGCGGGGTGTTGCTCGCACTGATGAAAGGTAAATACGATTTAGTGACGAAAGCCACCGGCTTTTTTAGTAGTTCTCTTGCCAAACTGACGGGGTTTTTAAATACCACAAAAATTGCCTCTTTTGCCACCGCGCTGGGATTCACCTCTATCACATGGCCAGTTTTATTATTAATCGGATTATTTGCTCTGATTGCAATTGCTGTCGTGAAATTTTGGCAACCCATCAAGGCGTTTTTCAAAGGGTTCGTGCAGGGATTTTTAGAAGTCTTTGACTCTATGTCGCCCGTCGGTTCCATGTTTGGCGAACTCGGCAAAGCGTTGGGCGTTGTGTGGGAAGCGGTAAAAACGGTTTTCAATTGGTTTACGGATTTACTCACGCCGATTGAATTTTCAGAAAAGACACTGAATAAAACCACGATTGCAGGTCAAGCCTTTGGTAAGAGTGTGGCGAAAGCCATTGCGTTACTGACATTCCCATTAAGAATGACCATTAAAGCGGTGATGATGGTTGCCACCGCATTTATGAATAGTGCGAAATGGATAGTGAAGGAATGGGATGGCGTAAAAACCAATATTATTAAGGGCTGGGATGCTACCGTTCAATTTTTAGAGCGCATCAATCCCGTCAGCGTATTTGCCAGTTTTTGGGCATCCATTACTCGCATGACAAATTTGATGTATGCAGGGATTGCTAAAGGTTGGGATGCGGTGTGCCAATGGTTTTTCTCATTGTCACCTGTGCAAGCCTTTATTGCGATTTATAACACGGTGTCGCAACTGTTTGCCGATTTATGGAATGGGGTCGCAGGCGGTTGGGATGCGCTTTGCGGTTGGTTTGAAAACTTCTCTATCAGTGACACATTTAATGGTATTTCAGATTCCATTAAGAGCGTATTTGATGGGCTTTGGAATTGGTTAAGTGACAGTTTTAACGGCGTGTTTAATGCGGTGGCCAGCAAATTAAATTATCTCCCTGGCGTGAGCATTGATTTAAAAGAAACCGAAACCGCTGTCGTCAATTCGGCGTTGCCCAGTGTGCCGGTTCAACCTGATTTTAATGCCATTAATCAAAATCAACCTAACCGCCGTTTTGATTATCAGCCGTCATTATTAACGGGTGGGGATTTAAAAGGCATTAATAAAGGCGGTTTAAATAAAGAAATTAATAACAATCAAACCAATGTTGATAATCGCAGACAATACGGAAATATCACGATCAACAATGGCAATGTGATGTCACCCGCGGATTTGGAAGAGTGGAGCGCGCTTAATTAAGGATAGAAGCCATGGAACAGGCGAAATACATTGATTTACTGATAACCGAGCGTGACTTTACGCTCAATGCAGGCTTTGAGCCAATATTGTGTGATAACCGCCAAAGTATCACACAAGACATTGCGCATGCGATTATTGAAAGTGGTTTAGCGACACAATTAGTCGCCGAACGTAGCCCCACCTTACGCGCCGATATTCGGATGCAAATTGTATTACTGGTTGAAGATGATGTGCGACTGATTCCAGGCACCATTATCGTTGATGAAGAAAACGTAAAAAAATTATGGGTGACCGCAGACACTTATGATTTTGGCCGTATTAGTGTCGGGGTGAATTATGGCGAATAAACAACGTCCACAAATTGACTACGAGTCAGCATTAAAAGAAAACGGCATGCCCATCACTGTCGATGACATTAATCAGCAATTTAACGACATTGTGAAAGAAGAGGGTTTAATTACCAACACTTCCAATATGTCACCGTTTTGGCGTTTGATTAACACCATCGTGACAACCCCCGTTCAATGGCTCAAAGATGTATTGATTAATTTGGTGTTCACCAATATGTATCTGGCTACCGCATCGGGGGCATGGCTAGAAATGTTTGCCTGGGGCGTTAATCTTCAGCGCAAGCCTGCCACCAAAGCCAAAGGACAAGTGCGCTTTCATCGTGTCGCAGGGCAAAATAGTGTCACGGTGCCAAAGGGCACCATCGTGCAGACAGAACGCATTAACGGACAGATTTACAGTGTCGTGACTACGGAAACGGTCACGATTGAAAAAGAGTCTGCCTTGATTGCGGTTGATGCCAGTGATGCAGGTGGCGCCTTTAATCTCGCGCCAGGTTATTTCCGCATTTTACCCGTTGCCGTGCCAGGCATTGAACGGGCGCAAAATGAAGAAAGTTGGTTGTTAGTGCCTGGTGCGGATAAAGAGAGTGATGATGATTTACGTGACCGTTGCCGTAACCAATATAATTTAGTGGGGAACTATCATACTGACGCGGTATATCAAGGGATGATTGCCAGCGTGGTGGGTTTGAGTATTGACCGTATTTTCTTTTTGCATGATGCGCCTCGAGGCGCAGGCACCGCCAATGCCTATTTATTGTTAGACAGTGGCGTGATCAGCCAGCCCTTTATCGACAAAGTAAATGATTACGTCAATACACAAGGGCATCATGGGCACGGTGATGATATGCAGTGCATGCCAATGCCTGAAACGCAACACGCCATTACATTGACGGTGTACGTGGAAAATATCACCAACTTAACCGCCAATGAGCAGACCAAACTCAAACAAGATATTGAAAATCTGGTGCGCTGTGCGTTTCGTGAAAACACTAGTTATGACGTGAAAAAAACATGGCCATACTCGCGTTTTTCATTTTCCAATTTAGGGCGTGAAATTCACCGCCATTTTACCCTGGTCGATTCCCTACAATTTAATCAAACTGACATTATCAGTGAATTGAGTGTGCCCCGTTTAAAATCGCTGACCGTGGAGCTACAAGATGCCTGATTTCAAGGAACGATTAAACGGCTTAAATTTGCCGTCATGGATGAACAAAGGCGAACCCGCAAAATTGTTAAATGCGGTGCGTAAATTCTGGTCAGGTGTTTATGACTGGATGTTATGGCCACTCAAACAATTGGACGCAGAAACCTGCTCAGAAGAATTGTTATCGGTGCTGGCGTATCAGCGCGATATTCACCGTTTTAAAGGCGAACCATTAGATTTATTTCGCAAGCGCGTAAAGTTTGCGTTTATTAATGCGCGCGATGCGGGTTCGGTCAGTGGCTTTATTGCCATTTTTGAGCGCCTCGGTGTTGGCTATGTCGAACTGTTAGAGCGCCAGCCTGATATTGATTGGGATGTCATTATTTTACGAGTGAGTGACGGGCAAATTGCAGGCAACCCTGATTTATTGATGGGCATTATTCGCCAGTATGGGCGCACTTGTCGCCGTTATCGTTTTGAAGTGATCACCAATAATCAATTAGTGATGCGTTTTGGTTGGGCTGATTGTGAATATCAGACCTTTAGCGCATCCATGTTACAAGGAGAGTAACAAATGTCACAATCTATTATTACAACGGCATTTGAGCGCTGGAAAGCCCAAGAGTCGATTGATGGAAACTTGATTGTGTTAGACGAATTTGTCTTTGCACATATCCCGAATTTAGAGCTTGAAAAACCGATTGACCGCAATAAAGGGTTACCCGATGCAAAATACATTGTGCATCGTCAAACTGTAAATAAAACGGGCGTCGTCAATCAAAATGCGGTGGCCTATTCGGTTACTGTTGGTGCTGAAATTGGAGATTTTGATTTTAATTGGATTGGCTTATTAAATAAAAAATCGGGCACGGTAGCCATGATTGTGCACGCACCTACCCAACGCAAAATTAAAACCCAAGCAGGACAACAGGGTAACGTGTTAACCCGTTCTTTTTTACTTGAATATTTGGGTGCAAGTAAAGAAACCGCGATTACCACCCCCGCCGAAATGTGGCAGATTGACTTTACCGCCAGGCTTTCTGGTATAGATGAAATGCAACGCCTGGTTAATACCGACAATTACGGTGAAGCCTCTTTTATTGGCGATGCGTTTTTAGTGGGTAAAACAGGGAATCAATATTTTGTCACAAAAGGTATTGGTTACATTGGTGGATTACGAGCGGAATTAACATCAAACCAGAATATCACCGTACCCGCGGAAAATACTAAGGTTTATGCCGATGTGAGTTACCAAGGGAATATTACTAGTCGCTGGCAAACTCAGATTCAACTGACCGTTAAGCCTGATTTAAAAAACACTATCGATAACGCTGGTTTTCCGCATTTTGTATTTGCAATCGCGTCGATTTCAGCAGATGGGAAAATTACCGATTTACGCCCTAAAGGAACACTGGATTTTCAACAATTAGATGATGCGTTAAAAGCGCACGAAAAATCCCGTAATCATCCCGATGCAACATTGACGGCAAAAGGATTTACCCAACTAACGGATAAAACGGGCTCTAGCCAGGCATTAGCTCCGACACAAAAATTAGTGACTGATTTACATAGTAGCGCTATGGATTCAGCCAATAATGCCAATAACAATGCCAATACCCGATTACCCTCAACAGGAACAGCCGTTGCCTCGCAAAAACTGGCAACACCGCGCAAAATTTCGGGGGTGCCTTTTGATGGAACACAAGATATTACGTTAACGGCGGGAAATGTGGGGGCAGCTACGCCCGCGCAAGTCAATGAAGCCAAAACTATGGCCACCAATGCACAAAATACGGCAAATAGAGCGGAGACTAAAGCCGATAATGCCCAAGGAACGGCAAATAAAGCCGAGACTAAAGCCGACAATGCCCAAAAGACAGCCAATGACGGTGTGAGTAAAGCCAATACCGCCCAAACCACAGCCAATAATGCCAATACCAATGCCAATGGTCGTGTACCCAATACTCGTAAAGTGAATGGTAAGGCATTAAGTACTGATATTACGTTAACGGCTGGCGATGTGGGCGCATCCACGCCCGCACAAGTCAATGAAGCCAAAACCATGGCCACCAATGCACAAAATACGGCAAACAGTGCCGTCACTAAGGCTGATAATGCCCAAAAGACAGCCAATGATGGCGTGAGTAAAGCCAATACCGCTCAAACCACAGCCAATAATGCTAATACCAATGCGAATAGTCGTGTACCCAATACTCGTAAAGTCAATGGTAAACAGCTGAATACGGATATCACATTAAATGCGGGAGATGTGGGGGCTGGAGCTAAAAATACAGGAGTGAAAGGTGATGCAGGATGGTTGAAGTGTGGAGATACAGGGATTATTCAGCAATGGAATAGTCATAATTGGCATAGTGGATTATCACTGGATTTTAAATTTCCGATCCCTTTTCCGAATGCTGTTTTTGTCGTTATGGTTACTGATAAAGATGGTTGGCAACCAATGGGCACAATTAATAGAAGTAAAACAGGGTTTACATTAACAGGTAATAATAATGTTTTAAATTTTAGCTACTTAGCGATAGGTTACTAATAATGAAATGGCAACGGAAGCAGTTTTCACTATCAGGCGATTTAATGGGTATTAGATGTTCATTATTACCCGTTCATCCATTTATTTATGGTGTCGGACAGAATACCGCCACAGGCAGTTATTTAAGCCCCACCAATGCGATTAATTATATTGCGAATAAAATTCAGGGGGCGGGCGAGGTTGATATTGTCGTGACAATGATTTGTGCCCGTACTCATGACGAGTTTATCACTGCAATTCAAAATTTTTCGGGCGTATTGCCTTTACCTGTTTTTAGCCAGGTTGAACGCATGGCCAAAACAGCCGAAAGCCTGAATATCACCAAAATGCAGATACCCGCTAAGACCTTGGCGGGTATTCCTGAACCTCAAACGTTATCAAGCAATAATAGCCGTGCAGTGGTTAATGCGGGATTAATTGAAAAGGCGAAAAGTGAAGCCTCAAGCGGGGCAAGTGTTGCTGGATTACTTTCCAGCGTAAAAGGATTTGCGGAAAGTCGAAAAAATATTTTGCAAGGCATGGCAGATTCATTGGCGGGCTTGCTGGGAAAATCAACCACTGTTTGGGTGTTCCAGGGAAAATGTAACGGCGCAGAATTAGCGGACAAAATGAAAAAAGAAACCCCTGAACAAGATGCGGTTTATACCTTGGCCACATTGTTTGCGGGCGATATTGATGCAATCAAAGGAATGATGCATGACACAGACACCACTCAACGAAAATAACACACCTAAAGTCAGTCAAATCATTACGTTGGCGCTGGATGGTGAAGCTATCTTATTAAAAAATCTGACCGTCACGCCCTCGATGATGTACCAAGATAAAGACCAGTCGGGGCAGTCCTCAAGTACCGTCAACAGTGAGCAGGGTATCAAACCCAAAGAGCTACGTATCACGGGTACTATTCCTTTCACTGAAGAAAAAACGCTAACCCGTTTATTTGCGTTAGCTGAAGCCAAAGAAAATGGATTATTAAAACGTTATCGGGTCGCCAACCGTATGGCCAGCGCGATTAATTTTCGTCTTGGCACATTTACCAACGGCATTGATGCATCAAAGATGGACGGCAAGCAAGCCTGGCAAATCACCTTTACCTTACGTGAGCATTTATCCGTACCCGAAAAGCGAGAGAGCCGTTCAGCAGGACAGGTTAAAGCCAAAACACAAAACATGAGTGATAAGCCGAAAGCCAACGGCGAAGGAACGCCAGAACAAGAGCAGGAATTAAGCTGGTTTGAGAAAAATGTGTTGAAGCCCGTTAATGATGCTTTGGGGGATTAAAAGATGAAACCGATTAATCGACTTTATTTGTCGGGTGATGAAACGCACCTTGTTGACGTGAAAATGGTGCTGGAATTATCCCAATGTGGCCGTGGATTTATTACCGCTAAAACAGACACAGACTACACAGGTAAATTAGTGCGCCTTGATATTGGCTACACGGATTTATTATTACGGTATTTCACGGGCTACGTGGAACGTTCGCAACCGTCACAAAATGGTTTTCAAAAATTGTTCGTGCGGGAGCTGGTTGGCGTATTCGACAGAATGTGGCCATGCTCTTTTCAGCATCCCACCTTAAAACAAATCACCGACTATCTAAAAGAGCACAGCGGATTACATTTTGTGTTACCGGATGCCGAATATGTGAATACCCCTATTCCACATTACACTCATAACGGTACGGGTTATCAATTATTAAATAGCCTGGGAAAAGTCTTCAATATTCCCGATTATGTTTGGTATCAAACGCCAGACGGTGACGTGTTCGTAGGAAGCTGGAATGATTCATTTTGGAAAGATAAAGAGATTGAAATAGACAATCAGTTTTCTTCTGAACAACGTGCCGGTAATCAAATGACTATCCCCATGGTGCAAAGTTTACGCCCTGGTGTAAAAGTGAATGATAAACGCTTAGAGCGTGTAGCGCTGGATAACGACAATATGACGCTAACATGGATTAGCCCCGATGCGATTACAGGACGAGCCGAAAACCGCACGATAGTCCAGCAACAAATTGATAATGCTTACCCCGAACTTTCGGCAGGATTGCACTTGCCGAAATTTGCCCGTGTTGAAGCACCCACCGAAAACACCACCGCGGGGGATATTTCAGACCCCTTTAGACCAAAATATGCGGTTGATGTGCAAATGGTTGATGCCGACGGCAATGATGTGGCACCCGTTTATCATGCGGTGCCGTTGCCATTACCCATGGCAGGTAATGAGTCGGGGATGTTTCAATATCCGCCTGTGGGTTCGATGGTTGAAATTGCGTTTGAAAATGGCCGTGCGGATAAACCGTTTATTCGCCAAGTATTAAGTCACGGCAATACCTTGCCCGATATTAAGCCAGGCGAACAACTGCAACAGCAACGCCAAGAGGTATCACAACGGGTTACGCAGGACGGCACATGGCATCGTCAAACTGACCAGAAAATCATTGAAGAGTCGATGCACCGCGAAGTCAAAACTGATACAGAAAATCGCACCGTTATCGCAAGAGAAACCACCGTACAAGCTACCGATAAAACGACAGTCATTGGCACCAGCACGTTAATGGCCGGTGCCATTATGCAAATTGCTGAAGGTGATTTTAGCCAAGCAACGCAAGCCAATAGAGTTATTGCTGTGGGGCAAAATATGACGATTGATGTTGGTCAGAAACTGGAGGAGAAGATAGGGGCAGTGCGTTCGAGTATTGCAGGCGCGATGCAAAAAATCATGGCACCCGTTGTTTATCTGGGTAATGAACAATTGAATGTGATGCAGTGCATGTTAGATACGCTAGATGTGGTGAATGAGTTGGCCACACTCACGGCAAACCATACGCATAACAACACGGGCAACCCGTTAAATGCTTCAGCCATTAGTAACACTGGCACTAAATCAACAGGGCTTAAGCAGAAGTATTCACCTGTTATTGGGTGATAAAATCGTTACCATCCTTGCCCGCGCTTGCGGGCTTTTTTACGCCCGTCAATATATCCACTTCTACGCCACGCTACGGCGTTCAATTATCATAATACATTTGCATTAACTCAAAATGGATCGCGTTGATAGCGTGCGACTGCGTGCGCATAATCCCCATGAAATAAAATCATTCACCACGTAAAGCGCACTACTCCGCACCCGCCTGCACAATTTGGATCTAAAAATTATTTCAGTTTGAATTTTTTACAAAACAGATTGTGAGCGCGCGCAGGGATTGGGTTCTTTGCATCGGCGTCAAACTGAAATGATTGTAAAAGATTTCAGGTTATTTCAGTTTGAGAGATAGAAAAAGGATCGCGATAAAAAATTAACGCATTGATAGTAAAAGAAATTTCATACTTTACGTGAGGTTGATGATCCAAATAAAAAACCAGAGAAAATAAAATAGCTCTGGTTAATCATTTAGATAGTGTTTTTTGAAACTGAAATTAAGGATAATTATTTTAATATTTTATATGCCCATTTATAACTTGAGTAAAGATGATCTGCGTTTTTACTTGGATTGGCATTTGATTTTTCTTTTACCCAAAGTTTTACTTTTGTACCTATAGGATTATTTTCACTAATCTCTTTTGCACATTCGACCCATTGGTCTGATGGATATATTGTATCATCAAAAGGTTTTACTCTTTTACGACCTTTATATGGGCACCAAGCTACAACACATATTACTTCAATATAATCATTCAT